CCACGCCCCTCAACTCTCGTCGTGTACTGCTTGCGCTCAGTAGAAGGGTCATAGTTGTGGAACACATCCACATCAAGATCGACAGTCTGCTCTGTCGCCAAGATCACACGGATCTGACCCCAACGCTTCCGAACAATCGGGTTTCTAGTCTGAACCCAAGCCGTTCTAAAGTACGACGGAATGTTCGTCGCCACATAGCTCCCGCCAGAGTAGGTGTACCTATCGGCAGGGAAATTAGCGTTGTCAATCGACACCACACGGCCAGTCGCATCCACACACGAGCCGTACAACACCGCCTCGGCATTCGGCGGCTGATGCGTATGCAACACCAACGCATCAACATCCCACAACACCCAGGCGTTAATCGTCGGGTCATACACAAACATGCGCTGCTCCAGCGTGTTCGTGTCAGGGTTGTTGTACTGGACGGTCACATACAGCTTGTTGTTTGCCCACGCCAACTGTGGAGTTGTGCCAAACGCAATACGGCCATCGTCAATCGCAGGCTGCAGCTTCTCAAACAACCACACCGTCGTGTCGCCGTTGTACAAGTACACGCCCTTACGGTCATGCCAGAAGAACACGCCATACGGCGTGGACACTGGACTAGACAACGGAATCGACCCAACAGTTTCAGAGATCGGCACCAACTGGAACGTGTCAGCATCAAAACCGAACAGCGCATACATGGAGTTCGACTTGAAGATCACAAGACGGTCGTTGTGGCCGACGATCCCAGTGATGTAATCGCCGCCCTCGCCCTTACCAATGTCAATGAAATCTAGATCGTTCCACTGAGTCGGCAAGTTAGCGTTAGAGAACCTGATGCGGTTCTTCTCTGCCGTGCCCGACTCCACCGTGTTCCCAACCCACGCAAAGTTGTTCCAATGCTCAACGTATTGAGCGATCGGAAAGTTGCCAGCACTGCCATCCAGAGTTGTGCCCAGGTTCGTGAAACTCGTACCGTTGTAATAGAACGACGTGACATCTCCCGACACCGCATACGCAACGTTGTTGATCGTCACGCCGTAAGTACGAGAACCGTCGGTGCGAGCCGTAATCGTGCTCGCACCCGTAGAATCAAAATCGACACCGTCATAAACGCCGACAGTCGTGCCGTAGTTCACCAACACTTCAGAAGTGCCGTCGTCGTTGTGATACGACCAAATGCCGTTAACGTTGCTTCCCAACGCCGTCTGCGCCAACGTCTTCACCCCATCACGCAGCAAAATGCCGCCCCGAGGGTCAACGTTGACGTTCAACAAATCAGGAGACTCGTTCAGCTCCAGATCAAACGCATCAGTTCGGTAGTTCAAACCACCTCGGAAATCATCCAAGGTCACAAGGCTGTAGCCATTGCCTGCCATAACAGCCCCTAGAAGATCACACCGTTAGCGTTCTCATACCGCTTCGGATACACGAAATCGTTGACGTTGCGCTGCCGCCGATTCAACATCATCGGCTGCGGCGCAGGAGTATCAGCAAACCGACGAGCCAAATTGTCCAGTTCGACTTGGAACTGGCGGTCGTACTGCGCCGCCATCGTCGGGTCTTCCTGCTGCAGATACGCACGAGACGCAGCGTAAATCGCCAACAACGGATGGAACGGTGCAGGCAAATCAGGCTGCACGTTCAGGTCAGACGGCGACCCGTCCATCGTCGCAGGAAAGTCAGTCGGGTTCCGAACGCCACGCACATAAATCGTTTCGACAGCATTCGGGTTTGGGTACAACCGAACCGTGTCATCCCACCACGACCAATGCGTCGGACTGCCGCTGCTCGGAGCGTTCAACGGATAGTTGTAGTCAGCCAGATCCCGCCCGACATACTGGCAAATCTGATCGTCTGTTCGCAGCGAGAAGATCTCACGCATCCCTTGCGTGATCCCAGCACCGACAGTCGACAACGTGTAATCCGACTGGCCTACAACCGTAGAGAACGTGGTAGCAATCTCAAAGTGCGGCCAACGCTTCTCGCTGTAAACGATTGCGTCGAACCCCTGAGCAATGAACGTGTCCAATACCGAGTTCGGAATGTCTCCCTCGGCAATGTCCAGCATGCCTTGGACCTGACTTCGAATCTGTGCCAAGGTCATTGCGCTCATCGTCTACCCAGCTTCTCTATGGAACACACACAGCGATGAACCCTCCAAAGGACGCCCCTTGCAAGGATCACCGTTCTTCTTTACCGCCGAGCAAACACTCGGCGCTTTATCTTCAGCAGTAAACACAGCAGCCATTGGTTGCACGTTGCGTCCTGCCATAAACTCAGGGACTTTCACATCAGCAGAAATGCCGTCGTGTGGTTGCCCAGCAGGGCGAACGTTAGTTCCGTAACTGATTGCGAGTTCTCGTCCCATAAATCCTCGTAGGTAGCGGGGGAGGAGCAGTGTGCTCCTCCCCCAACTATCACCTATCAGGCAGCGTCGCCAATGTCATCAAGAAGACCCTGACGCTTACGGTTGCTCGCAGTGAGCTGACCGTAGCAAAGGATCTGCGAGAACACAGCGTCCTGATTGGTGGGCCGCACAAACGGGGTCGGCTTGAACCAAACATCCGAGTGGGCGACAAGCTGAATGTACTTCGTGTTCAGCATGTACATACGGCCCGAACCAGCGGTGGTGCCATCAGGGATGTCATCATCAAACACGACAGGGGCGCCCTTGAACATGAGGTTCTGGAAGCCCGAGTTTGCCATGTCGGTGTCGGTGTAACGGACGTTGTTGGTAAGCAACGCCTCGTACGCCTCGTAGCCAAGCTGGCTGGTGATGATGATCGTCGGCTGGTCGTTGCCCTCCGAGATGCTGTTGTACAGCGAACCCATAGCGTTAAGCGACAGGTTGGCTTCAGCATGATCGTTGATGGTTGAACGCCACCAAGCGTTGTCGCCATCCGACGAGTCAATACCGCCGAAGGTGTTGCTGTCACCAACAACATCCTGAATGCCGTTCCAGTCGGTGCCAGAAGCAGCACCGAACAGCATGCTGTTCATGTTCTGAATCACCGACTCCTGAGCCTGGAAGATCTTGCCTTCCAGCAGGTCAATGATCTGCTCTTCGCCGTTGTTCTTGGCTTCTTCGATACCGCTGATGGTCACAGTAACTGCGTACTGCTTCCAATCGAACTCGGCGGCGGTCATGCCGTCCGAAGCGAGGGTCGAAATGGTGCCAGTGCCAGCGTACGAAGCCGCAGTGGCGTTCGTCTTGCCAAGCACAGGAACAACGATCTTAGCGCCGCCACCGATACGCCGAACGGTCTGACCGTTGGTCAGGGCGTAGAACAGCGGACGCGCCGAGAAGATGTTGTCGGTAAGCCGAGGAACGTAGTTCTTCAGCGTGGTTGTCAGAATCTCATCGAAACTGGTGTTGCCGAAAGCCATGATGGCTCCTTAGTGAATCAAGTGGTCATTTGCTTTTTCGCAAGAGCAAAGGCTTCACGAAGAGTAGAAACTTTGGCATCTGAAGTTTCGGGCAGGGTTCCCGCCTGGGTTGACCCGCCAGGAACCACTACCGACGCATCTCGCTTCTTCTCCGTGATGTCCTGATCTTGCCGCAGCTTGTCTGCGGTGGACTTCACGTCGTTGAATTGCCAATGCGTGTACGCCGCTTCAAGATTCGTAATCTTGTTCGTCACGGCGTGATGTAGCAGATCCTGCTTATCGAAATCTCCGTACCGTTCCTTCAGCCGATCGACTTCTTTGTCTACTTGCTGGACACGAGCAGCCCGCTCCTGCATTTCGATCTTGCGCTCAAGCTCAGCCAACTTCTTGTCAGAAGGGTCCATGTCATCCCAACCAGACTCTTCCGTCTGACCAGAACTCATGTTGATACCAAATGTCTGAGCCAAAGTGCTAAGAGTCCCCTCTGGATCATTCTCCAGAGCAGACACGATTGCTTCGGCTTGCTGCAAACGTTCCCGTTCGCTGGCTACCTCTTGCGTCTTACGGGTGTAATCCGCTTGGCGCTGGTAACCCTTTTGAAGCTCATCCAGGGTGACCTGATGCTCCTCGCCGTCAATCTTGACGGTGTAAGCAGGTTCCTGACTTGCCTCTGCTGAAACTTCCGAGGTATCCACAGACGTGGGTTCAGTTGCTTCGGTTTCTTCGGACACTGTGATCCTCCTAAGGAATCTTCGAAAAGGTGTTCCTAAGTCTAATGTGAACTATGTCCCACTACAGGGACGGTAGCTCCATGCCCATCTGCCCCTGAAGCTGCGCTAACAACTCAGGAGGCACCCCTCCAGTTGGAGCGAACGCTCCCCCTGGGGCCTGAGGGACTGGTGCGCCGCCCATTCCAGGCGGCATTGGTGCTCCCTGCGGGGGCACTGGACCGCCACCAGGCTCTTGGCCTGGTTGCGGCTGCGGTGCTTGTCCCATAAGGAACTTGTCGGGGTCTTTGACCCCGAAACCATCTTCCAGAACGTGCCGTGCCAAAGCTGCAGGATCAATAACCGACCCCACCAGCGGTGCGACAGCGTTCAACAACGAAACAGCCTGCTGGCGGCGAATCGTGTCGTTCATCGGCTGCGTAGAACCAGCCTGCACAACAAAGTCGTACTCGCCAACAATCTCTTCACGCCCGTACGGGATAAACAGGTCTTCGCCGCCTGCGTCAGCAACTCGGGCCATCGCTTCGCCCGTCATGAACTGCTGCAGAAGCTGCACAACCCTCTTCGCTACCTGAGCGATGCTGATCTCAACAATTGCCAGCTTGTCAGCCGCACGAGCGTTCGCAGCGTCAGCAATGATCGACGCTTCCGTAGCGGTACGTCGAATCTCAGGCATAGCGCCACGGGCATACTCCGAAACACCCGACACCGTGTTGATGTCGTTCGCAATAATGTTGGAGTAGTTGTAGATCTCTGCCGACAGCGGAACCTGCGGCAACGGCATCACGACCTGATCCAACGGCTTGTTCTCGTCAATCACAGGCACAAAGCGTCCGTCGTCCTCAGACTCCAACGCTTCACGACCCGCAGGACCAAACGAGCGCTCGTGATACAGGTACTTGCGTGCGTACCGTTTACGGTCGTTCATCAACTGGCTACGAGTCTTGTCCAGCTCAAGCTGCAACGGTTCGATCGCTTCTAGATCACCCATCGGGTAGAAATGATCGGGAATGTCGTAGTTCCGCAGCATGACGAACGGGTGACCGTATGCGTACGGCATTGCGACGGGGTCCACAAGGAACTCATCAGCATCGTCGGCATACACAGACAACGTGTTGTCCATGATGTCGTAGTATTCCCAGAGGACGACTTGGTCTTCCAGATACTGAACTTTGTCGTCGTTCGGGTTCTCATTGTAGATGTCACGGCTGTAGTTAGCGACCAGCTTCTTGCGAGCTGACGGCTTGTAGCGCCGATCCTTCTCTACTTCCTCTAGTGGACGCACAATACGTTGTGCGATCCAACGTGCGTCTTCCATGCAGGTCGCTGCAGGGTCGACGTAAACGTCAAAGACGCTGATTCGTTCTACGAACGGCTGATCTTCAACGATCCGCATCTCTGTAGAAGGAATGCTTGCGACAATGTCGTCGTAGGAAGGCGGTTCAACGCCTTCCATGAAACTTTCAATAGCGATCTGATCAATCTCGTTCATAGCCGAGTTGATCATTTCTTCTCGGGCAAGTTCCCCGATGCTTTGTTCTTGCTCTACGAACTTCCAACCCACCTTCAGCCAGCCATGCCCGAACACCAGAAAGTCTTTAACGGCACGACGGAACGGGGTACGGAAGTCGTGGTGCTTCCACAAGTGGTTGACCACTGCTTCTACGAACATTGCCCGTTTGGAGTCTTCAGGCTTGTTGGCCTGCACAACAACCTTGGGGTAGTTGACGGCTACGGAAGGCGCAATGACGTTGATTGTCGAAAACGCAAGGTTTACAGCGATCAAGTCGCCGCTGTCTTGCATGTATTCAGGAAAGTGCTGTCCACGGTACAGATCCGACAGGCGCATCCAGTTGTCGTCAAACTGTTCGTCTTGACGCCAACGTTGACACTTGTCAATCCTGTCTTGGTACTGCTCCAACCTGTCACGGCGCGACTTCCGAGCCATGTCAAACCCTCTCTATGTTGCGCCCCTGAGACTGGGCCTCTGCAACAACCTTCGCTTCACGTTCACGACTCGTGAGGTGCTGCTCATCGGCAGGAAGCATCGCCCGAAAGCCACGCCCAGTTGACATCTGCAAAGAATTCAACCGCACCCAACGCTCGTAAATGTCGTCAAGCTCAGACTTGGAGATGGCTTCGCCCTTCTCCCGTCGCATATGTTCGCAGAACTCGTCATACGACAAGTTCTTTGGAATGATCGCCATTATCAGACGTCGTTACCAGCAGCGTCGAAATAAGCAGCGCGCTCCACCGAACCCGTCGGACCATGCTGGATCTCAGGGGTGCTGCGAGGCGTAATGCCCTCGCCACGGTCGCCAGTCTGACCAGCGTACTTCGGGTCCGAAGTGCGGTAAGAACCGTCGTTCGGGCTACCAGCAGCGTCACCAATCGGGTTAGCGACGACAGACTTGCCACGAGCCATCGTGTTGTTGCCACCACCAACATCGGTGGTGCCGTTCGTGTGCGAAACAAACTTAGCCATGAGTATTACTCCTAAAGGTACCTAATAAGATGTGGAACGTGTCCCACGGACGTTATTTCGACCGATCCGCATCGACGGAGTCGACGGTTCATTTGTCGCCAAACGCATAAACCAGTTCCACGTCCAGTAGTCATCGTCGTCTTCAACATACTCTGGTTCGTAAGCATACTTACGCATCTGGTTAGCTAGCGCTAACGCCATCACACGGTCGTCGTACGGCGACCCAGACATGCCGCCTCGTTCGTTGCGGACAAACGTCCGCAACTCGGCCAACGTGTGACGGTCATAAATCGTCAACTCAAAGTTCCGCAACGCAGACGACAACTCGTCAATCATCAACGGCTTCGACGTTCGGGTGGTCTTCCACCCAAACTCTTGCCCCACCGTATTCGTCACACTGTTCAACTGGCGACGACGGTACAACTTCGGATACCCCAAGTGCCGCAGCTCAGTAATCGTCGTCAAACCGTGGTTATTGGACTCCACGCAGCACAAAGCGTCGCGATACCACAACCCCAGCGCATACACTTCCTCAGCCAACAAGTCAGGAGCAATGTGGCCGTGCCAGATAGCGCACTGCTCACCAGTGCCCACGTCTAGCACCTGAATTACGCTGTAGTCGCCGTGACCAAGGCCCTCAGCGGTGTCTACGCCCATCACATAGGCGTGGTTCATCTCTGGATACTGCCAAACTTCAAGACTCATGCGACTCTAAACTCCACAACGTCGTTATGGCGCCACATATCGCCCTTATCGCCGTACCGCACCTGCGATTCCAACTGGTCTAGCACATCCAAGTCAAAAACAGGGTTACCCGACTTTACGAACGCCTCCTCAGGCGTTGACGGGTACTCCTGAGCCAACTGCCACGGCAACATCGACTCACGTTTGTCCTGATACCAGGCATCTCCACGGTCTTCAGTCGCAGACCACGGAAAAAACATCGGCGCAAACTTGTTCGTACCCGCCGTAGCGCCCACCCAAAGCTGATGGTAGAAGTTGCCTGACCCGTTAGCAGTCGAAAGGCCGATAATTCGGCCACCAATATCGGCCACAGGCTCAATTGACGCCCACGCATCCTCAGGATTCGGCAAGAACGCCCATTCGTCCACAACAATCAGCGACGCAGACTCGCCACGGGCAGGGTCAGACGCCGACGGCATCGACGTAATCTGCGAACCGTTATCAAAAGCCATGCGCTGCTGATGCTCAACCAGCGAACGAGGCCCCCGCTCAGCCATCCAGTCAGGCAAATGCTTCTGCCCATACTTCGTCTTCTTCAACAACAGCACCGATTCACGCTCCGTACGAGACAAATCGATGATGTTCTGGTCCGAATGGAAGTACGCCAGCCAGAACTGGTGCGCCGCAACCAACGTAGACCAGCCAATCTGGCGAGCTTTCAACGTCAGACTGTAACGTTCGTTTGCCCACTCCTTCAGAGCAAACTTCTGAGCATCACGCAACTCAAACAGCACACGGCCCCGAGCAGGATGAGCAATATGCCAGTAGTTCTCTAGGAAATACTGCTCGTCCTTCACGCACCGACGCCACTCGGCTTCACGCTTTAGCTCAGAAAACGAATACGCCACTACTTGTACCTGCGGTTATTGCCGTGCCCATTGCGGGCACGGTTTGTAGACGAGTCCTCCACGCTGTACGAACCGTCACTGTTGCGTGACATATCACGCC